TAGGAGAATGTTTTATAGAAAAAAATCCAAGCAGATTTTCTGAATATTATACAAATACTAAAGGTGCTGAAATAAGATTTGACTTTATAGGACATCCTATGCTTGATGATAAATATTATCAAAAGACTGAACATACAACAGTTAAACAAATTACTCCCGATATTCAGCATATCATTACTCCAAGTAAAAATTACTTTCTATTTAAACTAAGCAAATAATGGATTTAAAGGAACGAATTAATCAGATGGCAGATATACAAGATGGATTTGTTAATGTCTTAAAAGCCAAATTAGGTACATTAGAAGAGAGTATAGCAGAAGAAGGATTAAGAAGATTTAAAATATGTGAATCATGTCCAATTAGAATCGGAAATAAATGCTCTTCTAAGAAACAAGGAATTGTAAAAGAAACTTTTCATTATTATGGTGAGTTGAGAAATAAAGGAGATAAATTTAATGGTTGCTCTTGTGATTTATCAAGCAAAGTGTTAAGTAGGGCAGCTAATTGCCCAGGAAATTTTTGGAAAGAACTATCCTAATAAATGAAAGATGTTTTTAATAGAGAATTAATGATTGGAGATATAGTAATTTGCTTTCCTTGGAATCCGACAAACAAATATATTATTATTGAAACTGTTACAATTGTAAATGAAGAAAGTTTTGGTGTAGGTTCTCATAAAAAATTAACAGGAGAATGTCTTATTTTAAAAAGAAAAGATGGAACTGTTTACTTTAATTCAGAAGGAAATAACTTTAAAGGTTGGAATACCAGTTATAAAGAAAAATTTATTTTATAAACTAACACAAAATGAAAATATTAACGAAAGTTGTTGAGAATTGGTATGAAGATAATAGACCTGGTTCACCAATAATTAAAACCATAACTACTTGGTATCTATTTGGTTATAAGATTTAAAGGAGCTTTAATTAGCTCTTTTTTTGTTTGATAAAAAATAAATCGTTAAGAGAGTATTATTACTTATTTTTTTCACTATCAAAACATGGAAGCAAAACAACAAGAATTAGAATATTACATTTATATTACAACCAATATGTTGAATGGTATGCAATACTTAGGGCAACATACTCATAAAGTTGGAACAAAAGATAGTTACTTGGGTTCAGGAGTTAGATTGACCAACGCTATTAAGAAACACAAAAAAGAAAATTTTCATAAAGAAATTCTATATTATGCTTTTGATGAAAATGAATTGAATGAAATAGAAGTTTGGTACATTAAACACTTAGATGCAGTAAATGACCCTAATTTTTATAATCTTCATTGTGGTGGAAATGTACAACATGGTAAGAATAATGCTGCTTATGGTAAAAACGATAAAGCTGTAAGGTGTGTGGAAACAGGAGAGATATATAAATCTTCTAAAATAGCAGCAGACAGTTTTGGTATTAGTGAATCAAACATTTCAGCTTGTTGTAGAGGTAAACAATTAACTGCTGCAAATTATCATTGGGAAAGAGTAAATGAAAAATCTATCCAAAAAGAAAGTATTCAAAAGAAAAGAATAATTTGTTTAAATAATAACAAAACTTATAACTCAATAGTAGAAGCAGCCAAGGAATTAAATTTAGATGCAATTCATATTGGCAGAGTTTGTAAAGGTAAAAATATTCAAACAAGAGGGTATAAATTCAAATATTTAGATAAACTAACAACTTAATGCAATTTGTTGATATAGTGGCAAGTGAGATATTTGTAGGAAACCCTTTTATAAACAATCCTCATTTAATGTACATAGAGCCATATAAAACTATCTATAACAGAGATAAGGACAAGACCAAAAGAAAATCAAGCGATGAAATTTATGCAATTTTTTGCATGGTTTCACCCGATGAAAAAGAGAATTTGTGGATGAAATTTAGTGAAGAAAAAAGAAAGGAGATTATAGCAAGCAATGTCAAGATTAATTGGGAAGATAAAATAATTAAAGAGGCTTTAATTGACTTTCCAATAAATTGTATTGGTGTAGCAGGAAAAACATTGAAAGCTATTCAAGATAAGTTAATTGAGAGAGATAAATTTTTAAAAGCATGTCCCTATCTTGAAGATGTTTACATGAGAGATGATGAAGGTAAAATGATTTCAAGAGGAAATTCCTTTGCTAAAATAGAAATGACACCTGATAAAATTGATAAGATGATTTCAAATTCAGCAGCTTTATATAAAGAACTTTATGAATGTCAAAAACTCTTTGCAATTGAAAAGGATAATATATCAATTAGAGGGCAAAGAAGAGCTACAAGTTTAGAAGATGGTTCACTATTTGCTGATTATGACAGCAGATGAAATTTATGAAGATTTAAAGTTTATTGAAAATTTCAAATATATTCACATTGAAGATAGAAGTCAATTTCTTACAGTTCAACCAAGGTATCATCCAAGTACAAGACAATATAAAGAATTTAAAATTCAAGAAATTGAAAATTGTATCTACGGTAAGTGGGGAAAACAAGGGGATTCCTGGAGATGGTTGCCTGGAATGACTTACTTATATTGTAATTATATTAAAATTGAAATGGAAAATGATAATAAGGAAACTATTATTAGATTAGCTTCCTTAGATGATGTAGAATGGCTTATAGGCTATGCTTTTGCTGCTTGCTATGGTTTCACAAGCTTTGAAAAAGAAGAGGAATTTTCCTGCGATAAAGCTCTTATAGACCCTTATGAAATGATTCTTGCTAAAAGACACCCTGAAAGATTAAAACATCTTTACAAACCAAATGGAGAACTTAGAACTTATATTACAGTTGAAGATTATTTATATAATACTCATAATATTAACAAAGGTAAGCCTCAATGGTTTAATGAAGCAGAAGATTTAATGATTTTTGGTGCGAGAGCATCAGGTAAAACATTCAGTATCATTGGTTTATGTTGCTGGTTGCTTCTTTTTGACGGAACTAAGAGTATTAGCAAAGATTGGATAAACCTAAAAATATCGGCAAATATTATTGCAGGTGCAGCAGGAGACTTACCTCTACAAGAAATTAATAGAAGGATTGAAGTTGCTTTAAACTGTTTATTAACTGATGAAGATTTAGGCGTTTACCATATTCCAAATGTAGAATCTATTCCTTTGTTGGGTCGCACATTTCTTGGACAGACTAATAATTTTTTTAGATATAAATATATTGTTAATGGTAGAGAATCAGGTGGTAGTGGAAGTTCTTACAGACCTGTATCTTATGCACCTAATAAAAAAGGTAGTACAACAAGTGCAGCTTCAACAAGGGTAGCATTAAGTATTGTAGATGAATGTGGAAGGATGCCTGTATCTATTAAGTCCATACATGGTTCAAATTCAGCACTTTGTAGAAGAAATACAAAATTTGGAGTGCAATTGATGGCTGGAACAAGTTCCTCCGATTTAGAGCTTGTACAAGAAGCAAAAGAAATGTTTACCAATCCAAGTAGCTATAACATGCACTCTTTTTATAATCCCTTTACCAAAGAAGCACCTATTAGAACAGGACTTTATCTTCCTGCAATATTGGTACAAAGAAATTTTAAAGATGAAAATGGGAATACTTTAGTAAGAGATGTATTAAAATACTTTGCAAATAGGAGAGCAAAATGTGAAACTCCTGATGCTTTAAGAGAAGAGCAACTTAACAGCCCAATATTGGTCGAAGAGATGTGGTATGCAAGAAAAGGTTCGTTCTTCAATAAAGAATCTGCAAAAAAGCGTTTTCAACAATTATTACTATTAAAAAATCAAGGTAAAGAAGAACAATTCAGAAGATTTGTAAACTTATCTTGGAATAATGGAAAAGTAGAAGTAGAATTTATTAATCCTAAACAAGCTATTACAATTGACAATTTCTTTGAAAGCCAAGGAAGCAATGAATCCAAAAATAAAAAAGGAGATACGGATACAGATATTATTATCTATGAAGAACCTGAATATGGGAAAGATGATTTATATTTAGTTAGTTGTGATACCTATGTTTCAGATGAAAAAAATCTTGGCAAATCTTTAGGTAGTGTTTATGTTTATAAAAATCCTAAATATATTATAGAAGGAAAGACAGGAAATATCATAGTAGCTGAATATACAGGTAAACCTGATTCAAGAGATAGATTTTATGAAAAAGTAGAATTACTTATTGCTTATTATGGTAATCCTAAAAGATGTCTTATGTTTGAAGGAAATAGAGGTTATGATAAATTAACAGAGTTTTTCATTAAAAAGAAGAAAGAATGGCTTTTAGCATTTACTCCTACAAATTATGATGGTAAAGCAAAAGTATCTTTTGTGTTAAAATATGGTTATCTAATTGGACAAAACAAACCTGAATTACTTACTTTCTTAGCTGAATGGTTACAAGAAGCAACAACTCTTAATATTGATGGGATAAAACTTAATGTAGAAAGGATTAGTAGTCTTGGGTTTTTAAGTGAAATAATACATTATGACTATGAAGATGACAAAGGTAAAAAATCAAACTATGACCGTATAATGAGTATGTTGGGTATCATGGTTGCAAAGAGAAATGTATTCAATCAGTATGAAGAAAAACATGTAAAAACAGATGATAACATCTACACAGCCTTTAAAAACAGAAAAATGAAAACCAAATATAAACTAAAAAATAAATGGATTACTTCTTAGGAGTACCTGAACTTAGATTACCTGAATCAGAAAAATATGCCAATGATTGTATGTGGTTTAAGAAAAACATGGAATATCATTTACCAAGTGGAGGTATGACAAATTACCTAACAGAAGCTCAAGAAAAAATGATAAACAATCATAGATATTTAAACAATATATTTGATTTTGGGGATTGGGAAGATGTTTGTAATGAATTAGGAATTGATGAAACAAATTTTGATACAACACTTTTCAAAGTAAATATTATTCCAGTCATTGTCAATTATCTTAAAACTGTTGAAATTAGGAGAAATGATACTTATACACCAATGCTTATAACACAGCAAAGTATGGTTGAAAAAGATGAGCAGTTGAAAACTCAAATAGCTCAATATGTTGAAGGACAGTTAAGTGCAGTTTTACAAGCTAATCAACAATATCAACAATTGTTAATGCAAGCACAGAATGAATCAGGTCAAGTAACTCCTGAACAACATGCTGAAATTGAAAAGCAAGTACAGCAAATACAACAGAAGCTTGCTTCTGAGTACCCTGTTCCAATCATTGAAGGATTTATGAGTGAAATAGAAATATTAGCAAGTAAAATCATTCAATATGCAACTTACAATAATTCTGTCAGATACAAAAAAGTAAAGAATGATTGTTTTGAAGATGTCATATTAAATGATGGAGAAATTATTAGAATTGTAAATACTTATGATGGAACTGAATTTGAAAGGGTAAATTTACCTTATTTTCTTTGCCACAAATCTCCTGATTCAGAATATGTTCAACAATCTATGTGGGCTGCTTATACAAAAATGTTTACTTTATTCCAACTAAAATTGGAATTTCCAGAATTGGCAGATGATGATTATGCTCGTTATGGTTTATATACAC